GTAAAAGAACATGTCCCATTGCAGAGGACTCAGATCTTGGGCTTCATCGAGGAAAACACATTGTAGTGGTGGACAACAGTCTTCCTCGACAAACTTGGAAATCATATCAGAAAATTCAACCATACCTGTGCCTTGTTTGTATGCAATTAGGTCTTGATTGATTTGTTCCGTTAACCAAATGTCAGTTGTATAGTGCAGCTGTGTTTCTATAGCTGCTTCTTCAATACTTAATTTTTTATTTCTAGCTAACTCTATAATACGCATGTGTGGGTTTTGATGTTCAACATGTCCGTTAATATTTATTCTTGATTCAAAAGACATGTCTCTACAATATGGAGAAAAGTTTTTAAAATTTTTCCACTTATCACCATTCAATAACTGTGTTTTTGTATTGATACCGCACTCTCTTGTGCCCATAGAATGCATGGTGCTAGCGTATATCTTATCGTTATTTACTCTTTTCTTTGCCACTTGTGCTGCGGTGTTAGTAAAAGATATGTATGCAATTTTATCTGGCTCAGTTCCCTGTTGTAATTCTTTCTCTAAGTATTTCATTAGAGTATGTGTTTTGCCTGTGCCTGGTGGTCCTGGTATTATTATTCTATGCAAACGGCACCTCTTTAATTTTATCTTTTCTTATATTTGGTTTGTCTAGTTTAATTGCAGGTAGTGTAAAGTATCTCACACTCTTGTTGTCTATCTTGCCTGTGACCTCTGTTGCGTCAAACATAACTTGCATCATCCTAGCGGTTCTTTGTTTTTGATATTTTTTTGTGTCCCAAACCTTTGTTCTTAATATGTATTTCCAAAAGTCTTTAAATTTAAAATAACTTACGCCATCTTCTGTGTAAGCTAATCCACGTAATATATCTTTCCAATCTTTACCTGGCACTTTGTTTATATAATCTCCTAGTAATTCTTTTAATTGTACATCAATCTTTGTAGACGCTGGTGCTTCAATCGGTATTGTGTCTTTTAATAATTTATTTATTGCTTTTCTCCAAATCAGTTTGCCAACTGGTGGCATAGCTTGGTTGATTTGTTCTAAACATTTTAATGAAAATCTATCTGGTTCATGTAAGTCTTGTGATTCTACTTCTACTTGTTCATCACCTATTGTTACATAATATAATGGTGGATCAGAATCGTACTTCTGTATTTCTTTTATCTCTGTCTCTGGCACACCATCACCTACACCAAACTCTTGCATAACACATTTTTTAGAATTACAAAAAGATGCAATAGGTTCATCCTTACATTTGTAATTGTAATCTTTACCATCTATTGATTTAATAAGTGTATCTATTTCTTTTTTATCTAACGGTGGTTGACAATATGCATCGTTGTATTTAAATATTTCTATTTGCCATTTGTCAGGGAATCTTTTCTTTGTATAAACACCAAAGTTATACATGGCATTGTTTCTTTGCCCGTTGGGTATTCCTTGTTTTGCGATTGTAACCAAACATGGTGGCGCACCAGTGAGTAGGTTGTCAACTGTTTTTTCTTCTTGAATAGACAATTTAGAGAGTTGATCTTCAGTTAGTTTTACTTTACTATGCGCTTCAAAAAAATAAATTAAGTCCATAGCTGACCCATCATCTTTAACCCCGTATCTTAAAGACAACGACGCATTGTGATAAGGCAGGTTTAAAAAACTACCTGTGCCACCCTTGTTCATATCTACTTTATTTTGTTTAGGAAAAATTTCTGCGCTAGCATAACCAAGTTTGGCTGCCATATCTTTTAGTTTACTTCTAATTAATGCTGCAGGAACAAAGTTATCTGTAAATAAAAATACATGTGCACCTCCAGATTTAGATCTACACACTAATAACGGAAACTTATATTCTCTTATTTTTCTAATTAATTCTTTATGATCAAAGCCATTGTATACATCAATATCTATACAAGACCACTTACATTTATTTTCTTCATTAATAGGGATAATACCAAGAGCAGGATCTTTACCCATCAAATGTTCTTCAAACATTTGCTTAGTGGGCCTCTTCTTAATTATAAAAGATCTTGTTTTGTGTTTACCTCTCTCATCAAACTCGTTTGTTTTTCTAGTTTGACCGTAGGCACTATACGAGCCTTCAAATATATTTATAAATTTTTCTACGTCTGTCATCACCACTATGCTTTTGGGGTGTGGAGTTATGGATCACACCCCAAAATTTTATTAGCTTTTATTAGCCATGCTAGAGTAGAACTTCTTCGCTCGTTCGTACATCGTAGCATCTTCTAACATTCCAACTTTTTCAACGTTATAGCCGTACCATTGATTACCTTTTCCTGTATTTAACACAGAGGATAATCTGTAGATGTGGCTAAACGATGGTGGGGTATATGGACCATTTTTACCATCTAAACTAATAGACTTCATCATGGAATTCCATTTCCTGCTAATCTTACCTTGTGATGAGCTCATTGATATCATCGCAGTGCTTGAACCTTTATCACCTTTAATAATTACAAAGTGTTGGCCAACAGTCAAAATGTAATTACCATTTTGTAATCTGTCTTTGCCATCAGGTCCTTTGGTAGTTTTTTCTAGAATATCAGATGAGTCTGGATATATGTTTTCCGGTCTACCTGAACCAGTTCCATAATCTGCCCACTCTTGGTATTCTAATCTGTAGTAACATGGAATTACTTCAATTCCTTTGTCAGCATCATATAGCTCTTTCGTAACAGTATTTAAGAACATACCAGGTTCTGCACCCTCCACGTAATTTTGATTACGTTTCTGTGCTTCTGCTGATCCATTCTGTAAAAGTTTTAAGATGGGTGGAGCCAGACTTTCTGTCTTCACATTCTCAAAACCAGCTTGTGCATCTGCCTCAAATAAACCTGCAGACGGTAGGTTTGTCTTTTTAGTAGTTACTTGTTTCTCGCTACTCATTTCTAGTTTCTCCTTGTTATTTTTGTTTGGTTACCTTCAAACGGTTTAAACAGCTCAGTCGGAACATCTTGACCATTTTCAAGACGCTCCCTCACTAGAGCTTTTAGAGTCATAGGGTTTACACCAATCTTTTGAACTGGCTCAAACCCTTGACCCTTTGCAAGGTCCGCATACGCGGCCGCC